CATCTTGAGTATATTATCAAGTGAGTTGTCACCTGTATTAGGATCAAGACTTGTATTTGGTCTTGCAATGCTAGTAACTGGCATCTCATCTATTGCTGCTGTACCTATTGCTAGTGCAAGATAGTTTACTATTCTAGTTGAGAACTTACTGTAAACTGATTGTGGTATAGTATAGAAGTGTGATACATCTTCTAGATATGTGAAACTATCAGCAAGTTTAGCATGTTTTGTTGGTGTGATAGGAAATACCACTCCGTTAGCAGCATTATCCTTCTGATCTTGTGGTATATCTCTTAATTTCTGTCTATATGTTGTCCACTTCGTTTTGTCATCTGCAGATATAGGGGCGTCGCCGAGCTGTGTCCAGTCACTGTCCATGAGTAAGAAGTTTCTTATTAATGTAACCTTAGTCCAGTTAAGTATTGTTGACTTAGCGAAAGATGCTGCTAGTGCACGTTCTAAATCATTCTCTTGTCCTACTCTATACTCTGTCCACTTCTCAATTACTCTAGTATATAAATCATTTACTTCTGTTGGAAATGGTGATAGATCAAATTGATATGATACCCATTTATATACACCAGTCTTTTGATTACGCTGGTACTTTGACTTATTCATCTTGACAGTATTATCTTTATACTGTACAAATAGTTCTAGTTTATCGTTGTCAGAATCCCACATAGGATATAATATTGGAACTATATCGCTAGTCCAATAATCATCGTCTATAGTTTTCATCACACCTTCATACTGAATGGTCTTATCAAAGGCATTCAAGTATAGTGATGTTTCTGATGGTGATGCTATAGTTGCCATTTATAGTGCCTTAATTAAATACTTTACCCTATGGTATTTAGTGATGAGAGGAATGTTATTCTCTGCAGTCACAGTTGCAGTCGTAGTAATAGGTGTAGATGATGACATTGTAAATGTACCATCACCAACTGTAAGTGCTGCACCAACTGCTGATACTTCTCTTCTTACCTGATCAATACCATCATCTGAGTTGATAGGATTACCACCAACATCTACGTTACCTTGTAATGTTGCACCACCAGTAGATACGAATGTATTTGTTGTGGTTGGAGCATAGAAGAATGTTATTCCTGCTAATCCATAATTATCATGTGTTGCTGTTGCTGTCTGATATACAGGTCCTCGATCCTGTTCTAGGATCAGGGTTATCTCATTATCTCTCATTGAATCTCCCTCTGCTATTGGAAGATCAATTGTCTGCCAAATAGGACTAGAGTTTGATGCTAATAATATTTGACTGAATAGTGTAACATTATTAGATGCTCCTTTCTTATAGAATACATTTAATGCTTGATCTGGGTTCTCTCCACCATTTTGATCACTACCTCTAATAACAGTAAATCTAACTGCATTAGCATTTGATAAATCAAATGTTCCTACCTCTAACTGTCTCTTGCCCCCTGCATCTGATGCACTGCCTGTAAATTCTATGTACTGTTGTATTTTTAGATTAGTATTGAATGGCATACCAGCACCACTAAAACCAGTATTATTTCCTGTTCCTATACCAAATTGTTTTTGTTTAATTCCAGCATCTGTTGATGATAACCATACGTTTGCATCGAATGCTGTTCCTTGTGCATCACCACTAGTATCACACTCATAATATTTTCCTGTTGGACTAGTAATATCACCAGGCACCTGAGTTCCTTCTTCTTGTCCGAAGTATCTTACATATATGTTTCCACCCGCACCATCTGCTGCAGTACCACCACCTAAACCTTTATCTTGTAAGTTAACTGTGACGTTAGTGGTTATTCCTGCGAACGATATAGTACAATTACCACCTTGTCCACCACCACCACCTGTGTTGTCATAATATGATGTGACGTTTGAGAATTGTATTTTTACATATCCTCCATCTGTTGGTAACGCACCATCTGCTGATTCAGATACACCGCCCTGCCAATATGTTGTTCTATATGCTGATATACCTCTTTTTCCACCAGTACCACCACCATTACCATTGTGTCCAACACCCGCTTGTCCACCAACACCACCAGGTGTTACGTTAATGATACCACAAGCGGATCCACCACCTCCACCACCACCAGCTGAGCATCCACCTGATGAACCATTTCCACCATTAGCGAAGTCTAAAACTCCAGATGTAGCAATGAGTGCCTGTGCAGGACCATCTGCGTCACCACCAGGATAGCAACCATCGGTAGTTCCACCACCGTTGTAACCACCACCTGATCCTCCACCACCTCCACCACCGCCAGCTCCAGCGATGCAAACTCCATCATAAAATAAACCTGTAACACCACCACCAGAACCACCAGTAGCACCATTACCCCATGCTCCTTGTCCACCGATACCAGAAATACATCCTGATGCACCGCCTACTGAATTTGAATAACCACCTGGTTCAGAACCTGTACCAATACCACCAGGAAAATTCTGCCATGGTTGTCCTGTAGCAGGGTCATTACCTGTTGTTCCTTGTACTGTGCTTCCTGCTCTCGTGTTAAAACCTACGTTACCACCCTGTCCCAGTTCCCAACTAAGAGTTCCCGCACCATATGTGACTGTACCAACTAATCTTGATCCTCTTCCACCATATCCACCAAGTGCACCAGTTTTACCTGTCGTTGCTTGTGGCCAACCTGGCCATTGTCCTGTACAATTAGAGTTAGCGTTAGCATTACCAGCACCTCCACCTCCACCTGAGATCTCAACTGTTATAGTTCTTGAAACTTCATTACCAGGCACTGCTGGTATTGTCCATGATCCATTTGATGTATATGTTGTTTGTGATTGAGTATTTGTTTGTTCTTTTATTTGTGCAGTTCCTGCTCCACCAGTGGTATAGTCTCCTGCTTGAATAAAACCTCCAACTCCACCACCAACTGGATTATTATTACCAGTTCCTGTGTAACCACCATCGTCCCCTGCATCACCTGTTGTTTGTGATATTTGGAATCTAGTGTCATCTAATAATGCCTGTGGTACTTCAATACTTCCTCCTGCTCCTCCAGCACCTCCTCCAGCACCTGATGTTGCACCTCCACCACCATTAACTTTGATGATATAGAAGTTATTATCAACTGTTAAACCTATCTCCCAATATCCTGCGGTTGCTCCATCTGTGTCACTATCTGCACCACCACCGCCTGGTGCTTGCACTTGAATATATGTTCCAGTAACATTACCATCTGCTGCTGTTGGTGCTACTACAACTCCTGCCTGTGGAGTGATAAATGTTTCTTCTTTAATAGTAATAGCATTACCAGGTATTTCGTATACTACTTGCTTTCCACCCACCAACGTGTTATTGTCAATTACATATGCCTGTGGTGGTGCTGTTACTTCTGTGTCAACAAAATAACCATTTGCTAGTTTCACTGTTGCACTACCAGTAGCAGGGGATGAACCAGGAGTTTCACCGTCTCTTGGTAATACATTAAATGATGTGTTTCCAAATGCATCTGCTATCACTGTGAAGTTACCACTATATTCACTTGGTTGTGCACCATTAACAGTTATAATGTCATTTATTGATAAGTTATGTGCACCATCTGTATTGATAGTAATATAACCAGTATTAGAATCATATGTTATTGAAGTTACAACCACACTTGCTGACTCTGATACCATGTACTCATATTGTTGAGAACCAGATGTTCCCGCTGTTTCACCGACACCATTGGTATTACCATATGTTGCTGCCTGTGTGTTCTGTAATGGTACACCAATTAAACCATGTGAGTGACCAAGTGCACCACCAGCGGATCCATTTGGTTCAAATATATTAATGTTTGCTCTACTGTCAATGTAATTAACTGCGAACTTATCAATCTCTGTAGGTCCTTGCTCTGCCTGTTTTGTTTGATCCACCTCAACAGATAATATTCTATGACCATGTGTAGGAGGAAATGGGAATGTATAATCATCCATAGGTCCTATCTGATACTTCACCGATCCTGTAATATATGCAGATATATCAGCAGTTATTGTAGTATATCCAGTAGTTCTTACATCACCAATAACAAAGAACTCTCCACTATCAATCAATGTTTCTTTTGGAATATACCATGAACCACCAGTCTGTCCAACAAAGTTGTTGACTGCATTCTCTGGTGTTGATGTTCCTGCTCCGTTTACGTTACCAAATCCAAGTATCTTTCTTTGTCTATAGTCTGGTAGATTAAATGTACCAACATTATATGGATAGTCTTGTAGAGTAAATGATTTCTGTATAATAATAAGAGGATGAGCATCACTACCTGTAAAATCTTTTGTATAATCTGATGTTGTAACAGTTGATAGATCAACGCTATCTGGTAGTGTTATCTCATATGCAAATTCATTTGTCTGTGCTTGTGCAGTAACATCTTCTGTTGTTTGCACCAAAGAATAGAATGTATTCTGATTGAATATACCAGCACTTGGAAATGCACCCCATGGAGTAGCTCCTGTTGAGAATCTAAACACTGATCCAAAAGGATATGGTCTTTTTACATTTGCCTTATCGTTAGTGCTATCATAATAAAACTGGAAGAATAATTTATTGTTTATAATATATGATCTTCTTAATCCACCTGGCTGATTGTTCTGTGTTTTTGCTACACTTGCAGATCCACCATATCTATTTTTAATTATACTGTATAATTCTGGATAATCACGAATGAATAGTTCTTTACCATCACAATATAGATGCTGTGGATATGTGTACTCAGGTTCTTCTGATGCTAAGTTAAGATCAGCAAAGACAGGAAGAATTGATCCGACAGGAGAATGATTACCAGTCTTATCGGAAAAATAATTCGCAAATGAATTCCTGTATGTTGCCATCTTAATATTTAATTAAAAATTCTTGGACTAGAAATGGTTGTATATAACCATCTGATTTATTCTCTGCGTTCACATCAATGTTAAGTGTTGATGTTATGTTACCACCAGGAATATATGCTGGTTGTGTCTTGACTTGATATGTATGTGGTTCTTGATTAAAAGGAACCAAATGTTTGTGTACACATTCATTACCAAACTCTTCAACATCTGTGACAACGTTGTTAAGAGCACCATATGAAACAGTATTTGCTGTTCCATCAAATGGTACTTGAGTTGCTGCTGATACTAAGTTTGGTGTATAGTTTGGTACTAAAGATGCCCATGCACCATTACCACTGATACTAGCATCAAACTGTGTACAACTAGCACCACCAATACCACATCTATTTTCAGTTTTACATGACATCTCACCATTATATGTGATGTTACCACATTGTCCTGATCCAGCACCACCAGGTACATAGATTGGATATCCTGTACTTGCTTTTGTACCTAGAGTTGAACATTCAAACTGTAATGTATTTCCTGTTGGTATACCAGTTCCTGCTGGATCTAGCTCAGGAATATCACCAGGTATCAAACACTTAGATGTCTGATCAAAGTTACAACCTGACCAACAACCACCAAACCATGTATGAACCTCAGGAGGAGGACTACTAAAGAATCCAAAACATGATACTGTTATAACTCTTTGTTGTCTTGCTGCAACTATAGCTGATGCAGCTGCCTGACATAATGGTTGCTTAGTATTGTTTACCCATGGCATGATACACAAACTAGACTTAGATGAGTATGAGTTTCTACCAAATAAACCAAATTCGTTTGTTGATGATGCAGTCCTTGATCTCTTTCCATCATGGAAATGAGCATGTGGTTGGAATGCTGTTTGTAATACTTCTGTTTCTTCTGTATAGTTACCACTAGACTTAGTAAAACCAGGTTGTCCTGTAATTTCAATAGTTTGTGATGGTAAGAAGAAGTTACCTTGATACTGTACAGTAAATGTAGTACCAATATTACTGGTCACATCCAGTCCAACACCAGACTTAGTTATCTCTTGTCCTGCGTCATTATTCAAATATGTGTCAAGATAAGTTCCTAAGTTTGATGAGAATGATGTCTTGGTAGATTTTGATCCAAGATCTGGTACTTGAAATTGATTGTCAAGTAAAGTTGTATCTGGTTTTTTATATCTACAATTTATCCCTGTGCCTAATATCGTAGCAAGTTCTGGAAATACTTCTGCCTGATAGACTGCACCATCACATCTCAAATAACCAGCAGGAAGAGTTTGTAATATAGTAGGATCTTCTGGATCTGCAGATGTTAATTGATCAGACCAGTTTATAATAGAACCAGTAAGAGTTCCTAATTTTCCTTTTTCTTTTGAATATAATACTGCCATTAGTATGCTCTGATGATATACAGTACGACTAAAGATGGTGTGTTAGGATTAATTTGCACACTCAATCCTCTGTCTACATCTATTGGTTCTAAGTTTCCAGTAGTCATATTATTTATGAGTATAGTGTTAGGTAAATTCATTTGTCCTAACGTCATTGATATATCAATAGTAAAATGATTGTGTGATCCTAATGAGTTAGCAGTGAACGCATCACCACCATGATTTAATGTAGTAGGATATGGAAAATCTCTTCCTACTGCTTCTGGAGGTACGCCATAATAATCTCCCTCATCTGTAGATGGAGGAGTTGTACCACTACCTCTTCTTGCTAGTGGAACTTGATCTGAAATATAATAGTTACGTTGTCCTAAGTATGTGCCAGGTGGTGGAAATGGAGCAGTAACACCTGGTTGTTGCACTGGTACAATACATGAGTTGTCATCTGTATATGAAACTGTTTGTCCATATGCTTGAACTGTCCGATCAACTGTTGGCACTGCAGGAATAACGTTAGAGTCTTGACCAAAATGACGGTGAACATTCATTTGTGGAAGTGAATTAACAGCAGGATCATATGCAGTCCATGTAACTACACCAGGATCATATCTATCTGCTAATGGTTCAGCAGCGGTAGCACCCGTGTCAGATCCCGTTGTATATTCTGAACTTGCAACCTCAAAATATCCAGCATCAAATAATCCAAGATAACCACCACCTATCTCTACTGATGGATAAAAACTACCTTCTGGTCTTGGGTGTGTATGTGTTGCAGTATGTTCAACACCTAATTTTCTGGGTATAGTTCTAATAGTATCAAAATATGATGGAGGTTCTAAAGTAATACCTCTTATCTTTCCTGCTAGTTCAGACTCAACTGCTGCTGAGAATTGTACATCAATATATGATAGTACGTTTGCTAATGGTTGATTTGTTGAATCATATCCATTTAAAGATACATATGATCCTATTACCTGTAATTCTTGTGGAGTTAATTGATTACTCTCCAAATCTATGAGTGCTTGTTGATTAAGTGTTGGTAGATTAAACACATCGTCATCAGTATATGATGGATATGAATTTGATATACCAATAAATGGTTGACCAGTCTCTACTACAGGACCATATAGATTACCTAATATCTGTGCCAATAAAGGATAGTCTTTTGCTTTAAGTTGACTACCATTACAAACAACCCACCCTTTTGGTATGGCGTCAGCAGATAATGCCGACTCACTTGTACTACCAGTCCATGGCATGATTGTACCAACTGGACTGGCTTTCTGTGCTTTTATACGGTTGTAACTTGGCATTAATTATACCTCC